TGGTCAAAGGAAAAGGTGACGGTGGAATTTGCCGCGTCCGTCTTTGAGATGCGACCCCACCCCCGTTCACCTGCTGTCTTCTTTCCGTGGCATTGGATGCACAGTATTTGTAGGTTGGCTTCGTCGTACACTGGTCCACCTTCTGCTATGGGCTTAATGTGGTCCACGTGTAGCTCACGGTCAAACATAGGTACGTTACCGCACGCCTCGCACTGGCCACCTCTACGCATGAGGATGGCCTGCCTATACTTCCGCCACTTGGTACTCGCATACAACGGGTTATTGGCCACTATACGCTTACGCTGTGTGTTATGCTTTAAATAGTTTGGCATTGAATTAACGAATTAACTACTATTAACTAGTTTTTGTTATAAACACTTCTACACTACTATACTACTACTATATATATAAATTTATAAAAAAGTAGTTGTGAGTAATTAATTATTAGAAGGGTTTAGCGTCTGGGTTTATAGGTGCTAACGCCTTGACCATACGCACGTTATCTGCACCAGTGTAAACCATTAGTTTAAGTCCAAGCGAATTAACTACCCCGCGTACTTTGTTACGTGCAAAGGGTCGGTTACCCGTTTCTAGGCAGTAGCTGGTATAGCTCCGGTAGAAATCGCTGAAGCTCATTTCCTGCCCTTCGTACATGCTTACGTTTTCGTCGTAAAAGCTCTGCAAGCTATTTATAGCCCGTCTAAATTCCTGCAATTCAATAAGGTTCGATGGCACCTCGGTAAAATGGCGCTGCGCTCGAAGCCTGGTAAGGCCGTTGCACGCCCATTGAATAATTCCTGGCATTTCCTTTAATAGCTCCGCCGTAAGGCCCCAATTTTCCCGCCCCACAAAGCTGTTATTAAGGCTCAATACCATAAGCCGACGAAATACGCCGTTACTCACGTCGTCCACCATTGGCAGGCCGTTGGTCGCAAATGCAAATTTTGCATAAGGCCGAAAGTCGAAAGGCTTTTTATACTTGGGGTTGGCTGTAAGCATTTCACCCGCCACAGCCTTTTTAAATCCCGTGGTACCGGTGCTGTCTTTGTAGCTTATTTCCGTGGCTATGTTCACCCAGCTGCCCGATAAGCGCTCTAGGTTGCGCTGCTCGTTAAGTTCGTGCCACTCCAGTCGCGTGTGATAGGGCACCATGGCCGCTAGGACGTCCAGTATAACGCTCTTACCGTTGCCACCGTCCCCGTACAGCACTAGGGCTTTGTGCAGGTTCAGCGAACGGTCCAGGCAGTAACCGAACCACTCTTGAATAACAGCTATCTTTTGCTGCGCATCGTCATCCCCTTTAAATACCTCGTCCAGGAACTCTAGCCACTTCATTGGGAACGCTAGTACGTCGTACTCGTAGGGTATGAACTCCTGCACCTTGTTCGGTATTTTATAGTTGGGGTTCGTAACAAATCGCCCGCCCTCTAGGTAGCCGTTAACAAACGGTACCATTTCGTTGACTTCACCAATATGGTGCAGCTTTTGGGCTAGGTATTCAATTATATACGTGGTCTTTGCCTGGGTGCCTTTGGCCTTTAGTAGGTCGAAGCATATAACGGACAGCTCGTCCCTGGTAAGCTCCCGGTACTCGTTACCTTCGGCGATAAAAAAACGGCCTTTGGAGTAAAAGCCGTGTGCGTCATTTAGTTGCTGCTCTAGCCATAGGGCCGCAGCGTAGGGGTCGGTTAGTCCGTCAATCGCTTCCATCTATTAAAATTTGTTTGCCAGTGTAAATAATCAAAATCGTCCCCAAGCTCCCATAGTAACTTTTCGCGCTCCAGGTGTTTAGCCCAGTATAACGTGTTCGCGTGGGTTTTGCTTCGTGTAACATACAAAGCTAGGCGTTCTAAAAGTTCTGCCTGCTCTTCAAGTTCAGCCAGTTTGGCCTCAACTTCCTCTAGCTCTTTGCGTAGGTTCCTCATATCGAAACCTTTAGCCTCGCTACGCTCTATAAAAGCTCGAAACCTTTTCACACTTGATAAATTCTAGCGTTTGGGGCATGTCCTCTATAAACTTGTCGCGCTGTTCGGTATTGCTAAACTCCATGTCCATACGGTGTATGTGCTGGGTTTCTTTGTGCTTAATAAAGACGTGAAAGCGTTTCGTTCTCATTTTACACTTTGTGGCTTTTCCACTTTACAGTTTAAATTATTCGCTCGTTTTTTAACATGTACGCGATTTCCTCGGCGTCTTCAATGGTCATTACAACGAGCGTACCCTTTCGGTTACGTTTCCACAGTAGTACGTTGTACATACCATCCGTTTCGGGCATTTTCTCTAGCACTGCGTGCGGGTCTAAACCTCGCTCTACGTGCTTCAGCTGGAACTGGAACGGGTAGGTTTCTACTAGGTCTACCCCTTGACCGTCCAGCCACTTGTTTACCTCGCGGCTGGTCCGCACGTTGGGAAATAGTTCGCGTAACCTTCGTGCCACTAATTGCTCGAAGCGGTTACCTTTCTGCTTTACGTTCATTCGTCAAATGGGTCTAATTCTTGTGCGTATTCGTCGCATAATCGCCATACTAAATAGTACAGTTCGTCGGGTAACTTAACTGCGCGGTTTTCAATTAGAAACGTAACGCGTCGCACCACCATACGGCACCCGTCCTCGTCGCATTCGCGGTCGAATTCTACCTGCAATTCGTCTTCTAGGTTAAGGTCGCCTAGGTTCCAGTGTTCTACCATTACTTGCGAATTTTGCCTTCGTACCAGTGCAGCCATGTTTTAATCTTTTGCAGCTGCTTCATCTGACCCCACAGCTCGCTAGCTTCCATAGGCGTAGCCTCTTGCTGCTTACTGCGTACTAATTCTAATTGGCCTTGAATAAATACTTCTAATTCCTGGGCCATAGGTGTTTCAAAACTGCTCATGTGCTTGCTGTAAATCTTTGTAAATGGTTTGTGCTAGACTGTACAGCTCCGTAAGCTGGTAACGTGGTTCCGCGTTAATGCGGTCCATAGCCATTTTAAAAGCTACCTGGATGAGAATACTACGGTCCTTACCACCCGCAGGCTGTGCGGGAGCTGGTGCGCTGTATTGACGCGGTGCGCCTTGCTGGAACGGCGTTACAATTTTAGCTAACGGGGTTTGGTTTCGGTCCGTCTTACCGGTTAGCTCGTAGTTAATTTCCTGCCCAGCGTGGAACGCATCTGCCTTTTTTGCGTTTACTTTCACATGTTCGCCATTTGAAAGGTGAAGCTCGTACGAGTACATAAGCCCGTAGGTGCTTTCCCAAGTACCGTCGCCGGCTGCGTGTTGAATAGTTGCTGTTTTCATCGTTCAAAAATTAAAAAGTAAAACTGCGCTACCGATAATACCACAAGTAATACGGTAACTATAAAAGCCATGATAGGTACCCCTTTTTGGTCTACCCAGTTGATAAATTTGTCGCTCATAGTTTGTTAGTGTTGGTTAACACTGCAATACTACGGCATCCGGTTTTATCTTTTGTACCCGGAATCGGTCAATATTTGCGGGAATACGTCCAAAACGCGTGTTTTTCCGTCGTGGCGTAGGTAAAAATCAATGGTAATACAACCCAAAGGCTTGGCTGGTGCGCCTCGCTCTACATGCCACCCGAACGCGCCGTCGCCGTACTCGTCTTTATATGTGCCAGTACGAACGTGCAGCACGTCCTTTAGAATTGGGTACCTGCGACCGTCTAGCGTCGCTTTGGTTTGAAACATGGCGTACAGTTCGTGTACGTGGCCCATCCAAATACAGTCGGCCCCTTCAACGTCGGCCATCTTGCGCTGGTTCTGAATTACGCCACGTGTAACCGGCCCGCCGCCACCGCTTCCGTGGAAATAGTGTATTTTATAGGACTTATCAACGGTTGCAGCTCGAAATTGTAGCGTAAGCCAGCCACCGTAGCCACCGACTGTAATAGGTATGTTCGGTTTGTGGGTGTAGTTGAATAGGTCCACGAACCGCTGGAGAGGGTCCGTCTCCACGTTTTTGATAATTGCTGTTTCGTGGTTTCCATAGCCTATAAAAATAAGGGTGTCGGCAAAGTCGGCGAACCAATTTACCGCGTCTTCGATGACAGCGTCCAGGTAGTTAACCTTATTATGTTCGGGGCGAATATCCTTTTTACTGCGCCTGGGGTCGTACTTGCCCTGCATTAAGCAAAAAAAGTCGCCGTTTATGGCAACCTTTGCGCCTTCCTCTTTTGCAAGGGTAAGGTGTTTGTGTAATGCTTCACGGTCGCAGTGTGGATTGTCCCAGTGAATATCCGAAAGCAGGTAAATTTTGAAGCGTTTGCCACCCGTTTCGATGGTGTGGCTGTTGCGGTGGTGAGTAATTATCATTTCTTTAGGATTACCGCCAGTAAAGCTAATCCTAAAATGCTAATAACCAGCATGGCGGCTTTTTCCGTCTTTCGGTCGGGTTTTGATACCTCTTTGATGGTTTCGGTCATCATGCGGACGGTATCGCCCTTGCATGTTCCCTTTACGTAAATGCGGTCCCCTGGTAACCGTACGACCTCTACCTGCACCCGGTTATTAACCAGCGTTACGCTGTCGCGTAAGGTAATGGTATCGTGAACCGTCTGCGTTTCGCGTATGGTTACCGTTTCAATGACTTTAGGGCTGCAGGCGGCTATAAGTAACGCGCTTGCCCACATTGCGGGCGCGGAGTATTTCACGTTTAAGGTCTTTGGGGTTGTAACTGACGTGGACCCACTGCGGCTGGTTGTCATTGCCGAACTCGTAAATGAGCTGGCTAAACATAGCGTGCGTCTTTAGCCAGTCGTAAATCTTTCGGTGGTTTCCGTCCGGGCTTTGCAGGTCTGCCGCATAGCCGTAAAGGTGGTCGCTACTGCGTGCGCCGTTGGCGGCTGCATTGACGAGCTTGGAACGGTACCCGCTGGTTACGTTCACTGGCCCCACCGCGTCGCGCAGGGGTTGTAGCACCTTCTCGCAAAGGGTTTGCAGGTTCTGCACCTGCGTAGCGTTTGGCGTGTTGTCCAGGTTGAACCTGGTCTTTGTTAACTCCTCTAGCGTGAAGTTGGCGGTTAATCTTTGGCCCATAAAAATCCGATTATCGCCGGCAAAAATACGCTAGCCTCGGTTAATGTGCTTTTGCCGAACCAAACGAGTACAAACGCCAGCATAAATAGGATGCCGGCGAGTACGCTAGTTTTTGGGTTCTGCGTTATTCTTTTTAACATCTTTGCGCCACTGGTATATGGTGTAACCTATTGTAAGGCAGAAAGATAACGCCCCTACGATTGGCATAATTTGGGCGGCTAGTGCACTTATTCCGTTTAGTGCCCAGGCTCCGGCTAGGTGGTCGTTAGTCATTACTCCCAGGTCATGCCGGCGAACTGGTGCGCTTCGCTGCCAGGTGCCACGTTAACTGCGTAGCTAGCGAACCCGGTTACGGGTGCGTCAACCCACAAAATATCGATAGCTTCTTTCGTGCTTTGGTCCGTGCATACTGGCTTACCGTCTTCGTCGGTGCCCCAGGCTTTGCACAGTTTGCCTAGCTCCACCACGGCCACCACTTTGGCGGGGTCCCACGTTGCGTAGGTTTCCCCTTCCGGGTCGGTGCCGGTGGTTTCAATCTTTGCGCGCAGTTCCGCCCACTTGGCGGCACTCATTTCGTACTTTTTCCAGGTCATGGCGTGGTTAATTCAATAGCTTGCGCTTCAGTTAATGCCGATGGAAACAAAAGAATTTGTTTGTAATTAATCTTTTGTAATTGGTCGTATGTTAGGTCTAAATTAGTCTTATTTGCCCATTGACCGTCAGCTACATACTGTCCCACCTTTACTCCGTTAAGGTATATTTTAATTGTAGTACCACTTAAAGTAACGCAGCATTTACCACTGGCATTACTATTTGGAGTAAAGCTAAAAGGATACACGTATCCGCTTGCAGTGCTGATAATTGCCGTAGGTCCATATATTTGGAATGGAGCGCCAGTTGCGCTTGATTGTAAAAGCCAGCTACTGGCTGTACTCACATCACTATTTTGGATTTCAAAGAAAAAGCTGTAATCGTTTGCTGCGTTAAATAACGCTACGCTTTTTGGAGTAATGTCATCCGCAACCCTTGTAACGCTCGTTCCCAATGTGGGAATGTAGCTGGTGGCGTAGGCTCCGAGTTCGCATTGTGCGCCCCAAATGTATGCCGTGCCCGTAGACGTAGGGGTAGAAACCCCATCGGCGTCAGATAAACCAATTTGAAAATAGCCGGGCGTACCACCAGAATTTCGGTACATTGTGCACCGAAACCACCCATTGCCGTATGGGGTAATAGTCGCCGTATATCCAGCATTAACCGAACCAATTGTACCAGTATCTAAATTGAACCACCCTTGGCCTGCGGCGGAGTGGTCAAACATATACAACCAGTTTTTAGTTCCCTTTTTTGCGAAAATAGAAACTACATAGTTCCCGGCTGCTCCACTTATTAGCTGATATAAACCGCTATATACTGTTGTGCTTACAGTTAAAGTATCGGCATCTTGTGTGCCGTCGGGGCTTATTACAGTGTTAGCGGTAATAGTTGAACTATTGTATTTGGTCCAGGCCGCATTGTCAAAGGTTTCCGACTGGGTAACTATGTTCGTCCGCTGCGGTTCAAGCAAAAGCTTCGGGCAAGTGCTTCCCTGATAATCCAAACGCGGTACGCCACTGGCTACGGACGCAATTAGTCCGCTGGCGTTTACGCGGGTAGCCGTGCTGGCGCGGGTAAAGGTTAGCTGGCCGTCAGTCGTTAACGGCTTTTGGGCGTAGACCTTGCTAGCTTTGTAGCCCGAAGGGACTACTACTAGGCTGGCTAAATCGTAAAATGGCGTACTCATAGTAGGTTCGCAATGGCGTTAATTGTACACTCGCGCGCTTCCGCTGTTCCACTGTCAGCCAGTACGTAGGCTTCGTAAGTGTCCCAAATTGGGGCGGCGTAGTTTCCTCCAGTAAAGATAGTTATAAATTGTGCCGTGTTCATAATGTGCAGCTGTTACGTTCAACCGTGCCGCCGTCCGCTAGAACGTAGGCCCAGTAAGCAAGGTGTGGGGGTAGATAGTATTCCTGGTTCATTACTCAAAGTATGGCCAGTCAATTTGCGGCTTCCGTGTTATTAACTGACTGCCTAACAATTCAAAGTTAAAGAAACGGGCGTAGGTAATACGGCTCGTGTCCCAGGTATAGGAAAGGTTAATAGGCAGGTAATAGCTACCGCCCCACTCTAGAAAGTGCGTCATGCGGCTAGTACCGTTAACGTCCAGCTCGTAGTATTCCTGCGGCTGTCCGCGTTGCTGTGCAATACGCGAAGCCACCACGTAAAGCAGGGAATTGTAGGTAACTACCTGCCCAAGTGTGTAAAATGGGTCTTCAAACCAGTCTACTACATTGTTTCCGTTTGGCAGGCTTACGGCTTGTGGTATGTTCAATCCTATACCGCCTAGTTGTGTAGGGTCGTAGACGTCGCCTAAACGCGTATTAAGCTCAACATCCTGCCCAAGTACGCGGGCCGTGTTGTCGGCGTAGTACGTGGTTACGTCTTGACTGGTTCCGTGGCGCCTAAAATCGTACTTTATTTTAAGGTCCAAAATGCTTAACGGGTCGCCTTTGGTTTGTACTACGTCTAGGAATACCCAAACCGGTGCAAGTCCACGCGCCGGCGGTGCTGCCGTGTGGTAATTGTTTAGGTTGTGAAAAATACCTATGTTACCAGGTACTCCGCCAGCGTTAATACTACCGCTTTCGTCTAGCTCTATATAGGTGTTGCCTTGAATCCACGCGCTGCCGTTGTACGAAAGGTCGCCGTAGTATATGTAAAGCCTAAACTGTATAGTGTAATTGTCTTGATAGTCCCCAGGGTACAATAGCGTAGCGCTTACTACCGTGTTAAATAGGTCTATGTGCGTGCTGCCGTCGCCAAGGAATACGCCCACTTGAATACCGTCGCGCGTTTCAAAGGTTGGGTTTGAATCGGTGCCGGTTACGATTGTGTGAACGCAGCGCGTAGCGTTGGGCTGAACGCCTATAATATCGTTGAAATAGGCGTGGTTAATCTTTAAGCTCCGAATAGCGGGTAGGTACATTTTGGTGCCCCCAGCTATTGCGGTCTTCGTTTCCACCAAGGGGCTTACCACTTTACCGCTGTAAACTCCGGCCATAGTGTATAGGTAGAACTCGTCGCGCGTTACTCGGGTCATATCCTGGAACACTATAAAGCCCTTGTCCTGGTACATACGCAGCCCGTAGGTCACGCAAAAGTCGGTAAGTACCTCGCGGTAGGTGCGGTAGTTAAAATTTTCGTCGTAGTAAACTAGTTGGTGCAGGCAGCTGGTGTTATATAGCGCGTCGTATTGGTACGGGAATACCTCTTGAACGCCCATGCGCTGGGTTTCGCTTACCGCTATGCCGTCGAAATACTTGTTAAGTTCTAGGCGCGTAAGCATTTCGGCTACTTGTACAGTTATACGTTTCTGACCGGTAAAGCTGTACATAGCGCTAGTTAGGTCCAGCTTATAAAAGCCGTCGCTAGCCACCATGGTAATAAACCGCGTGCCGTTAATTACTTCAACGGTCCCGGCGCTTGGCGTAATTACCCCGGCCCACTCTTTCGAAAGGCCTTTATAAAGGTGTACGTAAAAAATGCCCTTACTGTCCTGCAATACCTGCTCTAGGGCTGTGCCGAATACAATACCCGTAAGCTGTGCGGTGAACTCGAAGCGGCTAGGCACAATGCCTGGCACGTACGCATCGTTCCCCTCGTACGTTACTTCCCAGCTCGCGGTCGTAAACTCGAACGGGTTGTAGGCCGTGTCGTCGCTGTCGGCAAAGATTTTAATCGTGTAGCCTTTGGAATACGAAAAGGCAAAGCTTTGGACTGCCATTAATTCGAACCGGTTAAAAAGGTTGCGCGGCGCTTTTGGGTAAGGTCGATGTCGAAGCCTTTAAGGGTTCCCACCAGTTCAATTACGCCGCCTTCGCCAAAGATGCTGCCTAGTCCGGTTCCACCTGCAATGCCTTTAAACGCCTTGGCAAATGACATGTTTGGCACTAGTGCGCTCATAATTGCCGCCAGTGCCGCGGTTACGCCTAGGGCTACTAGCATTTGCGTAATGTATGCCTTTAGGGCGTTCTTCATTTCCTCGAAGAAACTGGTACCGTTTTGCAAAGCCGCATTAAACGAGCTTACGAAAATGTACCCGAACTCGGCACCCACCTGGTTAAGTAGTGCCATTTCGGCGTTATAGCGCTCCAAACTCGTTACGATGGCGTTGGCCGCTTGGCCCGTGTCCTGCATACTTGGAATCGTGGACGAGCGCAGTACCTCGCCAGCGCGCAGGCTGACGGTACCAAAGCTGTGCATTTCCTTTTTGGCTAGGGTAATCTTTTCGAGCGTAGGTGGGCTAAATACTTTGGCCGCTGGTTCGGTCAGCGCCTTAATGCGTGCCGAAACCGCGTCAATTTGCCCGCGTAACTCTTTAAAGCGTGCGCTGCCAATACCTACATTTTCCAGCTCCGCGTTAAACGCTGCGAGCTGTGCGCGCATATTTGCTAGCGTGTTTTCGCTAAAGTTGCCAAAATTTAAAGCCGCTGGCCCGGCTGGACGGTTGGGCTCACTAGCCCCTACGCTTGTGCTAGGTGTAAGCGCACCTATAAGGCTTTGCCCCGTTAGGAGCTGTCCAAAGATTTCGGCAATAGCAAGGCCGGTGCGTGAAACCCATTGCCCGGTTTCTGCCTTAAAGTTTGCCCATATCGTGTTTACGCGCTGAAGCTTGTCGGCGGCGGTGTCCGCTGACTCGCCCATCAATCGCAGCTGTTCGCTTGCGATTTGGCCCACGGCGCGGCTTACCTCGCCAATACTTGCGGCTTCAACGCTTACGCCGTTAAGCTTTTCGCGTAGGGCTGTGGCACTAATTCCAAGGTTGTCGAGAATAAGCGGCGACTTGCGGCCAATACCGGTAACGATAGAATCTACTAGGTAGTCAACCTCTTGACCGGTTTCTTGTGCGCGACGCGTGGCAAAGTTGAGCAGCTGCCCCATTTCGCCAATACCAATACCGAACGTGCCGGCTTTGGTGGCGGTCTTCATAAGCTCCAGGTCGCTGACAAGTCCGCGCGTGGACTGGCGAAGCTGCTCTAGGTTTGCTTCACCGCCAAAGCGTGCAAAGCCCTGGCTTACTTTGGTGAGCTGGTCGCCCAACCTTACCGCGTCTACTATAAACGCTTGTATTTGGCTACCGATAAAAGCCGCGCCTACGGCTGCGCCTAAATTATCAAAAAGCTTACTGGTTTCTTTAAGCTTGGCGTCTACTTGCTGTATGCCACGGCGAAACTCGTTGGCATCTAGTCCAAGCAGTACCTTACTGGTTACGTCGTTCGCCATAGCTTCTCAATAATGCCCGAAGGCTGCTTTCTTTATTCTCGTCTTCAAATTTAAGTAGGTCCGTTTCCGTTACTACTTTTTTGGTGCTTTTCCCGCTTATGTTGACAATTACCGCGGCTAGCCAACGGGACCGGCGCCACTCGTCTTTTTCTCGCTCTACGCCGTGTTTTATTACGGCTTCGAGCTGGTTTTTGGTTAACGTCTTCGCTTCGCTGGGCGCAAGGCCCAAACGTCCCACCAGCTGACCCAGTACGTCTACTGGGCCGCCGGCTGGGAAAAAGGGCCGTTAAGCCGCTGGGTAAGTTCGGAAATATCCCAGGCCCCTGCCATGGCTTTGAACTCGTCGAAGCTTGGGCGGTCGCTGACGTTCCAAAACTCTTGTGAGTAAAGCATGGCTAGCATGTCTGCTAGGCCTAGATTCCCCATGTCGGTAACGGTTTTTCCCGTAACCTCTTCAAATAAAAGCGCTGCCCCCAGCGTAAACTTTTTCCCTTCCATCGCTCTTAATTTTTATTAGTTAGTACCTACGGTAAAGGTTCCAGTACCGTTCAGCGTAAAGCTTACGGAGCCGTTGTCTTTGTCCGGTGCAGAAACCGAAAGCTGGGTTAAAATAGCGTCGCCTTCGATTTTGGTTTCGCCAGTTACGGGCGTAACAGTTCCGGCAGTTACCTGGGTAATGCGGAGCTTAACGATGTCGCCCACCTTTGCGTAAAGCTCGTCGGGGTTCCACTTTGTAGCGTCGTCGTCGCCAAGCATAGTAGTACCGCTTACGCTCCAGGTTTTAGCGCTGGTAACGTATGTACGGAATACCGCTACGTCCTTTGACGTGGTTTCGCGGGTTTCCGCGTTCATTTCGTAGCTGCACTCCGTTTCCTCGGCAAAAGCCTTGTAAGTAGTACCGCCGTCGGCTGAAAGAAATAGGCGGACTTCGCCGCCGGAAATTGTGGCCATTTTAGTAATTGATTAAAAAAGTGAAATCTGCGGCAAGTATTACCGCTTCGTCGTCTTCATTGTAGAACATTTGTAGCCCTTGCATGTAAGCCAGGGTAAAGGTGGTTTCGGCGGCTACGCCTAGGGTTTCTGCCGCGCAGTCCTCGCCTTCAATGCTACCGCTGTCGCTGTTGACGTAATCCACGTACATAGGAATTACGCGCGGGTAGTGCTGCAAGTTGTGGCGAATCTGCGAAAGTTGCGCCTGGGCGGTGTCCGCGTCAGCGTAGTGCATGAAAAGGGTAGCGGCTACGCGCTCGGCCTTGTACTGGTCTTTGGTTTCGCTAACTTCTAACCCGTTGACTTGCAATACGATAAAATCCACGGCTACGCCCTGTGGGGCTGCATAAGCGTAAACTGGCGTACTTGTGGACGCTTGGACCGCTTCGTGTATGTATTGTAAGTAGTTCAACGCAGGTGCTCTTTAATACGCTTCTGTACAAAGTTACTAATTTTTTGCGCTGCCTTTTCGGGTATGCCGCTGCCGTCTACCGCTTTGTCTATAAATCGTTTAGCGGGGAAATGGTTATCCTTACGGCCCATAAGTTGCCAGGGTGCATAGTATGCCCCTCGCTTGCGCTTTGAACGTAGGCCGACTACTACGTAAGCCTTTTGGGTTCCTTTGTTTGCGAATACGCCAATACTTTGGTAAAGGTTCATAAAGGAGCCCTTGTCGCTGCGCTTGGCGGTTTCGCCGCTGCGGACCTTGTACCTACCCTTTGCCTGGACGTCATTATAAGCTTCCTGCCGGGCTTTCTCGACTAGGGGCTGTGCTTCCTGTTTTAGTATGGCTCGAATCTCTCTAAAACGCAAAGTTTCGGACGTGCCCAGCTTTTGTAAGCGCTTTCGAAATTGGTCGAAATCTTCTACCCTGCCGCTTTCGCTTCGCAGGTATATGGTTTTACCGCGTGCCATTGTCGCGCAGGCGCGTTTTAACTATAATAAAACGGCGGCGCCCTTCGGGCAGCACGCTGGTTATATCGTAATCCTCGCCGTTGTATGTTAGCTTCCACTTGGCCGCTACGCTGTTCGGAAATCGTAAGCGCCACGTAACTACGCCGGCGCTCACCATTTGGTCGTATGGCATTGTTTCGCTGCCTGCCTGGGGCAAAATGATACGCTCCGCGTAGTACGTACCCGCACTGGCCCAGGTCTTAATTACCTGGCCGCTGTTGTTTGGTACCGATGTCGGTTGGAACAGCTCTACGCGCAGGTCAAGCATTACGAAAAGTTTTGGCGGTAGCGGAACGCTAGGCGGTCAAAGAAACGGTTTGTATTGTACGGCAAGTCGTCGCCGTAATCGTACCCGAATTTAACGCGTTGGTACAGCGCGTGCTTCACGTCTGCGGGCGGGTTAGCGTCGCCGCAGGTATAAACAATTACCATACGGGCTGGGGTTTCGTCCAGGCTTATAACCGTGTTTATGTAATCGTAGTCGTCGTATAAGGTCAAAGCTGACGAAACGCCCTCGGCGTCGTAAGCTGTTACGCTTGTGATAGCCGTAACGGGACCCAAGGGCAGCGTGTAAGACGCTTGCCCCAGGGTGTCCACTGTTACAGTTGTAGCACCTAAACGGTAGCCGGTGTAGCTGTTAAATTCCTCTACGGCTGCGCCGAAAAGCATAGTTAGTAGCGCATCGTCTGCGCTACCGTCTACGCGGCAAAAGCTCTTTAATTCGGTAAGGTTTACCGAAATTGGGGTATAACTGCTAACCGTTACCATGTTTAGATAGTGATGTCAGTTGCCAAAGCAAATGAAGCAGGGCGAAGACAAGCGACGTCCATAAATCTTTCAAGATAGACCTCAACGATTGACGACTTCATGTTAGTGTAAGGGTCGACCATCAAAGTGGCTCCGCCCCAAAATCCTACTTGTACGTCAGACCAGTTGCCGAAAATCATACCGTAGGTATCGGGGTTCGGGGTAGTGTACACTGGTGAAAGGGTCGTAGAAAGGATAGAGTAACCGTTGGCGGTCATAACTGGAGAAAGCGTCCCCTCAACCAGGAACCTCCCGCTTCCGGCGTCTAGCTTCGACTGCTTTAGCTTCGCAAGTACCGCAGGATGAGTAACATACGCTAAATTGCCCTGCAAAGCGTCAGCGTTAGCCAAAGCGCTTTCGAACGCGATAAGGTCGGCGTAGTCAATAGCTCCGATAGTCAAAGCCTGGGCTGCAAGCTCGGTGTAGATACCGCTAGGCTGGTTAGAAGAACCCGTTCCGTTAAGAATTACGTTTTCTAGTCCTTTGTTAAACGAAAGGTTTAGCTGGTTGATAATGCGCTGCTCAATACCGCGGCTGTACTCTTGACGAAGCAGCTGGTTTGACATTGAAGCAGTAATAACGGCACGCTTTGGGCTCATGGTTACCTTGTCGAAGGTGATATCTTGAGCAGTGTCGGTACCGGTTTCGGTCTGCCAGTTGAGAGAGTAGCTAGCGGTTTGCTTTGGGAACTCTACGTTACCTACGAGGTTCTCGGCTACGCTAACTTGCTGCAAAAGAGGCGTGTTAGGGTACAAAAAGTCAATGTAACGGCCTGGCTCGGTGAATACCAAGTCGCCACCAAGGTTACCACCAGTACCGCCAGTAACTGACTGGGTACGCTTGGTAAACATTTCGGGCAGGTTAACGGCGTGCATGTCGCGTACGTCAACGCCAAGGCGGCGCTTTTCTGACATACCCTCCTGGTTAACTTCGGCTTCAATGCCAGTAAGTTTACCGCTGCGGGCTTCGTTGATAGCCTTGATAAGGTTGAATTTGGCAAGGTTGCGCTCTTCTGATTTAGAAAGCTGGCCTTGAACGGCTGAAGCGTCTACCATTACGTTAGCGCGCGTTTCGGCCTCGTGTTCGTGATTTTCCACGGGTTCGGGGTTTTGGTTAATTGTTTCGGGTTCTGCCGCTTGTGCAGCTTCCAACGACCGTAAAGCTACGGACGTCGTAGGGTTTGCACCGCGTGGCGTTAGTGATATGTCGTACATTTCGCCAATGGCTTCAATGATACGCACGGGCTTTTCGCTGCGGACGTTCTCCCAGCGCTCTTTTTTAACGGTAAAAGCCCAGCTAGCCTGGTCTACGTCGCCGCGGCCGACTAGGGTGCGTACTTCGTTACCGGTTGGCGTATCGGGCAGCTCAAAGCGGAACTTTAGGCCCTCTTCGTTTTGCTCAAGTGAAAGGGTACCCTCGCCATACTTTGAACGCGCTAGGACGCGGTCGTAATCGTGGTTATACAACGCGTGAACGTCGTACCTGCGCAGGTCGCCTAGGGCGTTAGGTTCGATGCGCTCTACAAAGGCGCCCATGTCGTACTCGTTCCAGTTAAGAGCGTAACCCTCTACGGTATTACTCTGCGTCGCTGGAATCGGACGGGTCCGTATTTCCTTCTCCATTTTGCTCATTTGCTGCGCCCATGTGCATAGGCTTGTTATACTCGTCGCCGCCTTCGATAGGTGCTAGACCTTCAATGCGACGAATTTCGTTAGCGCTCATAACTCCGATATTCCAGTAACTGACGTTACGGGCTACCTCGGTTTGGATGTCGCCGCGCATAAGCGCCTTAAGGTCAATTTGAAACTTACGGTTTCCAGCTAGGAGCTTGTTAGAAAACTCCATTTCAATTACTTCGACTAGCGGGCGAATACAGTCGCTAACGAACTGCGCGTTTTGCGCTTCGATGCTGTTGGCGTAGCCTGCGCCTTCCATGTGGCCAATTTTGTGGGGCGGAACGGAAAACAGTCGGCAAATTTCCTCAACACTAAAACGCAACGACTCAATTAGTTGCGACTCTTGAAAGTTCGCAGCTACGGGTTTATACTCTGCACCCTCGGTAAGTACAGCCGTCCGCCCCTTATATTCTTTGTTCAGCTCGTCAAACTGGCGGCCAATTTGCTTAACGCGGTCCGCGTCGCGTATAGTTCCCTGCAATTGCAGAATACCTTTAGGCATACCGCCATTACCGTAAAAGCCACCCATGTGGGCAGTTGCGGCCATTGAACTTCCGATGATTTCTTTCGCGTAAACGATAGGGCTAACGCCGTTAATACCGTCAAACGTCCAGTATTTAAGGTGTATAAGCTGGTCCGGGTTCAGTCGCAGATTAATACCGTTGCGAAGGTGCAGCTGGTAAATAAGTTCGCCGCTTGTGGTGTCTACGGTAACTAGTTCCGTGTCAATTAGTTCTAGACCGGCAAGGCTGCTGCCACTACGTACCGGTAGTACGTATGCGTTACCGCGAAGCAGCAGCTGCGTGAGCATAGCCTTGCGAAAGTCGTAGCTATTGTACGCTACGTTTGGGCGACGGCTTACCAGGTCGTTAATTAGACCGGGCTGGTAAATCAAACCCTGCTCGGTTTCGCGGTAAAGATGGAACGGCAAGCTGGCAATCGTGCCACTAATTAGGTTCACGCACGCGTAAACTGCCGAAACTTTTGGCGCGTTTACTGCGCTTACATTTTCCCCCGAAAGGGTTGCGTTACCGCCGAACATACTAACTAGCCAGGGCTTCGGGCTAATTACTCCGCTGACGCTCCGCTTAATACGGTCATACCATGCCATAACACAAAGTTACACAAAAATTATATCCATATCCTCATACGTTGACATACCCGTTGAAGCATTGTGTACATATCCTGCCAGGGCCGTAATTAGGGCCGCTGTGCCGTCTATTCGGTCCGGTGCCTTGTCTTTTTGAAAGGTCCAGTTATCATTTTTATCTATGTGTAGGCTGGTGTTCGCAATCATCCACGCCGTAATCGGGTTGCCGTCGTGCGTGATTCCTTTCGTGGTTACCATGCGGTACAGTAGTTTCATAGGTTCGTTAACCATAAGCGCCGACTGGCGCACTTCCCAGCAAAACTGTTTCCCGTACTTGCTGCGCAGGCGCTCTACCGTTTCTGCCGCGTTCCACGGGTCAAAGAAAATACCTTCGACTGGGTGCGCGTTCATAATTTGTTCAATCATGGCTATACGGTGGTCGGTCGTGGTTACTTCGCCCTTAACTACGTCCAGGTCGCCGTTCTTTATCCAGTTGCGGACCAGGTTCGGGTACTTCTGCTTTCGCTTACCCATGGCGTGGTCGGTAATTTGGTAATACTGTTGGGTATAGAACTTGTCCCCATTAAAATAAACCACGGCGTACGCGGTAAAATCATTAACCGCGGCAAGGTCAACCCCCAAAAAGCACCGCCATTTGTCCAGCGTTTTCGGTCTTGGCCCCTCACATTTTAACCACTTACCTAGCTCAATGTACGGCTGGGCGCTACCTGCCCACTGGTTTAGGTGCAGTTTGCGCAGTGATAAAAGCGTAGGCTCGTCGTGCTTCGCTGTATTGCTTAATTCCTCTAGGTATTGGTACGTAACGGTTATACCCAGGGACGGGTTAGCCTTCGCCCACACTTTTGGGTCGTGCGGGTCCTCTTCGTCCGTCGCCCCGTAAATAATAGTTAACCACGACGGGTCAATGTCCGGCTGCTCTTTGACGCGCTCCGCGTATTCGTGCCACTTGTGGGCAAAGCTGTACGCACTGCCCGCCGTGGTAATAGCCACCATTTGGCTAGGTCGTGCCGCCATGGACGTACGCAGGGCTTCCCACAGTTCCGGACCCTTGACCTCGTTCCAGCTGTGGATTTCGTCGCAAAGGATTAGGGACGGGTTTAGTCCGTGGTTACTCCCGCCGTCGCTCGTAATGGTCTTTAAGTACCCAGGCTTACCCTTTAGTCGTATTTCCTTACGGAACGGCTCTAGGACTTTCTGAAGCTGCGGGTTCAATAAAATCATGTTACGGACGTAACCAAACAAAATACCCGCCTGCTCTCTAGTTGCAGCTGCTAGGACTACCTGCGGGTTAGTCCCCTCTTTGTAGCCTTTGAGTAGGTGCGCTATGGCTAGCATTGCGATAAAAGCCGACTTACCGTTTTTACGTGGAATTTCCAGCCATACCATGCGCTTACCTTCGGCGTCCCGAATAAGCTTACGCTGCCAGTCCATTAACTTGACTGGTGTACCTGCGCCGCTGTCTTCAGTCAGCACGCAAAAGCGCTCTATTATATTTTCAGTCCAAGTCGACTGCATCGCCTACTATCTTTTTAAGCTTTTCGATTTCGGCGTTGGCTTGCTTCAAAGCTTCCATAGCTGGATTCTTTCGAAGCACTGGTTTACCTCGGTCGGTTACCGCTTCAATTATGGCACCGTGCGTGTCTATGCTTTTCTCGCACTCCGCCTTTACGCGTTCCCAGCGTGCTAGTTCCTCGTTCATGTGGCTAAAATATGGTTTGTGGGGGGTTTTGGTCCGTTCCCTGGTCAAAGGAAAAG